AGCGAGGAAATATTTGAGCTTTGTGATACATGTATGTAGCTAATATCGAAATTCTTGGAATATGAAGCCGAGGATGCCTGGTATGAGAGCCTTGCACCTGACGAGCGGATTTGTGAAATGTGCACGCCTCGACGGTGAAGACTGAAGACGGTAAAATCTCGGTCAATGTGCGCTTTGAGAACGAAACATTCTGGATGGCACAGAGGGCGATTGCTGAGCTTTTCGATACCGATCGAAGCGTCATCACAAAACATCGTATTAATATTTTTCAGGAAGAAGAACTTGAAAAGGATTCAACTTGTGCAAAATTTGCACAAGTTCAAACCGAGAGCAATCGCCAAGTCACACGTGACGTGGAGTTCTATAATATCGATGCGATTATTGCCGTCGGATATCGTGTGAATTCCAAGAAAGCGACACGCTTCCGCCAGTGGGCGAAACGGACGCTACGCGAGTTCGTTCAAAAAGGTTTTGTCATTAACTACGATATGCTGAAAAGCGGCAGGTCGTTTGGGTGCGATTATTTTGACGAGTTGCTCGAACGCATCCGTGAGATACGCGCCAGTGAGCGCAGGGCCTATCAAAAAATCGCCGATGTTTTTGAACAGTGCAGTTATGATTATGACAAGAACAGTGAAACAATGAGAGCATTTTATGCTTTTATTCAAAGTTTAAACTACATTTTGCTATCGCGGGCAAGAATGCCGCGGAGTTGATTCCCAAGCGTGTGAGTCTCAACCATCCGACAATGGGACTAACTACTTGGAAGTCCGCACCGGACGGAAAAATCATAAAGAGCGACGTGTCCGTTGCCAAGAATTATCTCAATAAAAAAGAACTGTCGCGGCTCAACCGTATTGTCACAATGTTCATTGACTATGCAGAGCTTATGGCTGAGGATGAAGTTGTTATGAGCATGGCGGATTGGCTTGCCGAAATACTTGAAAGGTAACACAGAAAAATAGCGATATAGACGCCGCCTTTCTCTGTGAAACCCGAGTATCTCATACTGTACAACCTATATAACATATACATAATACCAGACGATTTCACGTCTGGTGTTTTTGCGCTCAAAACCAGCCGGAAGGAGGGCCGAACCGATGACAAGCCAGGGAAATGCCGTATTCACAAAAGAGTTCGCGGCAGGCAGTGGTATACTTATTATTGAGAATATCTTCAGCGGGACCAAATCCAAAGCGGACGTTATCAAGGAGATATTAGAGACTACAGGTTATCGTTGTCCTGATAATAATAATTTGGTACAATCAGCTTGTAGAAACACGGCTGATTGCGGCTCTCACGAAAAGGAGGCTGAAATTTGAGAGCCGAATCAAGAAAGGGTTCGCCTATCCCCGGCATGTACAGAGCCGCACTGTATATGCGACTTTCAAAAGACGACGAAGGAACGACAGAAAGCACGAGTATCACAACACAGCGGAAAATGCTGCGCAATTATGCTCAAGAAAACGGTTATGCGGTTACTGATGAGTATATAGATGACGGATGGTCAGGTACAAACTTCGACCGCCCGGATTTTAAGCGTTTGATTGCCGACATTGAAGCGAAAAAAATCAACATGGTCATTACCAAGGACTTTTCACGTTTAGGCAGGGACTACATCACCGCCGGGCAGTATACCGAAATGTACTTTCCTGAGCACAATGTCCGGTACATTGCCATCAACGATGGTTACGATTCCACAAATCCGTATAATGACATTGCCCCGTTCAAGCATGTCATCAACGAAATGTATGCGCGCGACACCAGCAAGAAAATACGTTCCGCTTTCCAGACCAAGATGCAGGAAGGAAGCTTCATTGGTAATTTCGCTCCATACGGTTACAAGAAAGACCCGGACAACAAGAATCATCTTATCATAGACTACGAGGTCGCTCCTGTTGTTCAAGAGATTTTTCAATTAGCGGCAAACGGTGAGCGTCCATCAGAAATTGCCGCGCACCTCAATCAAAATGGCATAATATCCCCCGCGTTATACCGTTGCTCCACGCACCCGCATCTCAATTTGGAAAATTACACAACGAGAATGGAGTGGACTTCGTCCACCATCTGCAAGATGCTTGCAAATGTCGTTTATCTCGGACATACAGCACAGGGTAAAACATCGAAGCCGTCCTTCAAAAGCAAAACGGCTTTTCGCAAGACGAGGGATGAGTGGTGCGTCGTGGAAAACACGCACGATCCAATAATTTCGCCTGATATGTTCGATATTGTGAGAAAACGAAGCGTATCCAGACGGGTTACCCCGAAGACCGATTTCCACAACGTGTTTTCCGGCGTAGCCAAGTGTGCCGATTGCGGCGGCAATATGTCGACTACAGGCTCACGTAGAAAGAACTCAACGTACAATCTCGTCTGCGGGCGATATAAGCTGTATGGCAGCGAAGAGTGTTCAAATCATTTCATCGATTACGAGCTTCTGTATCAGTCCGTGCTCTCCGAGGTCCGGGAGATGCTCGCGTTGTCCGAAAAAGATAAAAGGTTGGTGCTGGCTGACATGGGAAAGGCAAAACGCGATAATAAGGCGAATGATACGAACAATGAGGCCGTCAATTTTCTGAAAACACTGGAAAGCCGCGATAAGGAGCTTGATAACCTGATCCGGCGGCTGTACGAGGATAATGTAAGCGGAAAAATCAGCGACGAGCGTTTTGGCAAGCTGAACGCCGCCTATGAAGCTGAGCAGCGTGAGATTGTCCAAAAGATAAAGATGCTGAGAAAACCCGTGGTTCAAGAGACAGATGATAAAGCTGCCCGCCGGCGTTTCTTTGAAATGCTTGACGGCCTTGCCGGTATAAGCGAGCTGTCACCAAACCTTGTGAAAAGGCTCATAGACCGCATTGAGATTGGGCAAGGCAATTATGAGAAGACGCCGGAAGGAAAGAAAAAACGCCAGACTGTAAAGATTTTCTGGCGGTTTATCGGAGAAATCAATGGGTAGCATAAATTGCTTACCCATGTGCATGGGCTTTGGATGCAATGCAGCCGGTGTAGTCGGCTGCCGGATCATTGACTCGCCCAGAGAACGTCTGATTGCCATTATTACGAACAATTTTGTCCCGTGCAATGGGAGGTTTGCGCCACCAGCCAAAGGGCAACTTTGCCCCCGGTTTCGCGTCTTTTGACGCTGCCGACGAGTAAATCGCTGACAGGTTTCTACTCGCCGTCAATAAAAATATGGAGATCCTTTCCATCCCAAACAATTTTCTTAACCAGTAGTTTGACTAAGGCTCGTTTTTCGTGGATAGACAGGTCGTTAAAGTTTTCTTTTAAGCTTGACAAGGCTCCTACTAGCATGTCCATTTGGATTTCCTTGTCGGCTATTACGCTCACGTCTTTTTGCAATCGGTTTCGTTGGTCAGTGAGTTTTTTTAGCTCTGTATCCAGCTCGGTTACTCTTGCGTTGACACGCCCTATAAAGGCCGTACCAAGATTGTTCTGCGACAGGGTATTTATAAGGTTGTCCATTTCATCATTATATTTTTTGATCTGTGTGTCAATGGTGACAATGGGACTTTCCTGTACTTGCCCTTGTAAGTCTTTTTTTAGACGATCCAACAGCTTATAGATGGTGGAGCTTTCATTTTGGTATTGCATAAGATATTCGCACACCATGTCGTCCGCTTGTTGACCAGCTAAGTTTTGGCAATCGCATAAGTCCATACCGCCACGCATTTTACTTTGGCATATGTAATCAAAAAGATCGGGATTGTTACTTCGCATTTTAGCGAACAGCCTGCTTCCACATTTCTCACAGAAAATCAGACCGGAGAGCAGAGAATAATTGTTGTGCATTATTGCAGGTCTTTTTCCGTCCGGCTTGTTTGCTTCCAGGATATTTTGAACAGTTATCCACTTTTTGCCGGACACAATACCTTTATGTTTACCGATAGCAATGATCCATTTTTCTATCGACTGGCGGGGGGCATGTTTTTTCTTGTAGTCCCGCTTATTGTAGGAAAGAAGTCCAAGAATGTTTGAACAATCCTTTTCCTCAAAACATACGTCAGCGTTTAAGTCTGTAAAGTAATCCAATATATCTCTGTCGGCAATGCAGTAAACAGGGTTTTGTAAGATTTCCTTTATTCCCAACAAGGAGTAGATTTTCCCGGAACGAGATTTGATACCCTGCTTAATCAGGTATTTGCTCACACCGGAAACGCTACGCAATTCCAAGAATTTTTCAAACATCATTTTTACGATGGCAATTTCCGCAGGGTTTGTTTTCAATTTGCAGGCGGATTTAATTTTCCCATCAATGATTATTTCCTGCGTCTTTTCCGATGTAAAACCCGTGGGAGTTGTACCACCCAGCCAACGTCCTGTTCTTGCCAGCATAAGCATATTGTCGCGGACACGTTCTGCGATTGTTTCGCGTTCCAATTGGGCGAAAACAGAAGCAATGTACATCATGGCCTTGCCCATAGGCTTTGATGTGTCAAATTCCTCTTTAATACAGATGAAGGAAATACTGCGGTCATTTAAGTCCTCAATCAGTGTGGAAAAATCGCTGACATTGCGGCTGATACGGTCAAGCCGGTAACATACCACAAAGTCGAATTTTCTTAGTTTGATGTCCTTTAACATTTGCTGAAATTGAGGTCTGTCTGTGTTCTTTGCTGAAAAGCCTTCATCCTCATAGACTGTAATGTCTTCATCGGTTACACCGCTAAACTTTGTACAAATATATTGTTTGCACATTTCTATTTGATTTTCGATAGATTCACCTTTGCCTGTATATACCGACTTGCGGCTGTAAATTGCAAAGTTCAAATATTAGTCACCTTCTTTCTGTTTACGCTCTTTTACATAGTCGCCTATGATCTTCGAGCAAAGATTTGATACTGTCCGTTGTTCCTCCTGTGCCAAACTGTCAATGTATTTTAATACTTCTTTTGACAGCGTAACCATAACCCGTTTGTTTTTTTCAGAAATAGTCATAATATCACCTCGCAAGTATTATAACACAGTGTTACACTT